GAGTCCTACGTTTTGCTGCCACAAGCCCCATACGTGTGCTGTATTAGGGCTAGATTCAATATCAAGAAGCAATATCTTCATCGTGCGCTCCTGAAATGATTTCTTCTTCATCATCGTAATTGAACACACTAGCTAAACCATCTTCAATTCTTTGACCTAAATCAACTCCAGTAACTTCATCGATCAGCGTTGCTTGTACAGATTCGGGAAGAACAAAACCACAGCCACGCAGGAATAACACAAATCCTTGAAGTAGCTCAGTCCATGCTATATCGTCTTCAAAAGTAAACTCTACTTTGGTTGGGAACTGTCCTGCAACAAAATCTGACTCTTGTATAATTCTATACGGCATTATCTTTCTCCTTTAAATAAGCAGAACCAACAGGACATTCTTTTTCCATCTGTTCTATATGCTTTTTAAGTAGTGCAATTAAACCTGCTTCCACCAACATTGCTATTTCTTCCTTAGTAGCATCAATGTTTAATGTAGCAGAACCGTCTGCGTGTTCAATCATCTCTTCTATCTTCATGTGCAGCCTTTACTAAAAACATAAAATAGTCAAAATCTACTACTGCTAGAGGTTTGCTATTGTTTTGCTTTACCACCACAAGCGGTTCATGTCTACCATGTGATGCTGCTTGTTTGTAGTGCTTGTAGATACCAACAGCAGCCAATGATTTACATTCAACGTCAAATGGAAAAAGCTTCTTAGCTGCTGTACTAAGTTGTACATCTGCTCCTCCTGCTCCCATTGACGTAGACCTAACATCATCTGCCTCTAACTGAGTAAATTTACTCAGTATCGCATCACGTACCTTTTGCTGTAACAACCTACCTTTTTGTTTCGCTGAACTAGGTTTCATCTTTACTCTGTTGGTGGTTTCCAGAATTCTCCAACTGCTCTACGCAGATAGAGGAGGTTTGCGTTTTCAATAACTCGCTCTGCTGTGCCGCCGTAAGCTTCGACACAAGCAAGATACATTTCTGCTGCACTCTCACACCCTCCAAGGATCCGCTCGGCTTTAACAGGACCGATACCTTTGATGCCAATGATGTTGTCCGTTCTGTCACCTGTGAGCACCTGCATATAAAAGTTGATCAAAGCCTCGTGTTCAGATACTTCTTTCATTTCTTTCTTAACAAAGTTCCAGTGCTTGCCTTTTAGCTGCATGAAGTCTTTGTCGATACTTGCAATGATAGTTTGGTAATTGTTGGCTACGTGTTCGATAGCAATACAATCATCAGCCTCTTCATTGTCAGAGATTTTGAAATCCCACGCACTTACAAGGTAGTCACGAATAAGCTCCAAGTGTTTTGGCTTGGGTGAAGTTCGATTTCCCTTGTAAGGCGCAGTAACAGCAATTTCATTACGGAAGTTGGTTTTGCCTGTAATGTAGCCTTGGTAGGACTCTATTCCTTCTAAGTCCTCCCAAAGCATAGTCTCAACGAAGGTGGCAGTTCTGGCTAAAGCAATCTTTTCATTCTCTTCTTCCGAAGAAAAGCCTACTCTATATCCAATAATGTCACCATCGATGAGAACCCTCATTTACAGAACCTCTTCCTCAATCTCTTCGTCTTTGTTAGCCTTGTACTCGATCAAGTTGTTAATCGTTAGCTTCTTCAAGCTAGGAGAAACACCTTTCTTCTTTTGAAACGTCCACTCATACGTTGATACAATTGCAGTAGCTTTGCTACCATTGGCGATCTTGATAGAAGCAGGGATAACTTCGCCCTTCGCATCAAATGCGTCAATTTTGTAGTTGCTCTTGCAGGTAATGTAGTGACCTTCGTCAGGACGCTTGTTAGCATCGCTACGAACTTGAATGCCCATTTCTTCCAAAGCTTTGACAGCCTTGTCAGATAGGTTTGACAGGTTGACTGTGTACTGCTCTTTGTCAGCCGATGGATTTGGGGTCTGTGTGCAAGCCCAAAAGATGTCTGCTTGTACTGCTATTGATTTACCTGTGCTCATAACTTTCTCCAATTTAGTTACAATTTAGTTAATGTTGGTGGCTGGTACTGATCTCCAGCAAATATGCAATCCGATTCTGCATCTACTACAATTACTTGCGCCTAGCGTATCAGCCTACGCATTCACCAACACATATATTATACCACAAAACTACTACTTTTACAACATTGCTATTTATGCTTCTTTAAATAGCTTACTGCTTTTTTTAGAATATCTTGACTATCTTTAAACATTCCCAAAGCTCTATTACACTGATTACACAATAAACCTCTAACTTTTCCTGTTTCATGGTCATGATCTACTGCAAAATTTAGTGCATTTTTGCTACCAACTACTGTGTTTTCTGTTGTTTCACAAATAGCACATTTAAAATCTTGTTCTTTAAATTGATTTTCATACCAATTTAAATCTACTTTATATTTAGTTTTTAAATTGTTTTGTCGCATAGCAGAATAAGCTTTTTCTGGATTATTCTTAGACCATGTTTTTTTAGCAAAATTATCACATTCTTTACACCTATAAGATTTACCGTCACTTTTATTTTTAAAGTTAAAAAAAAGATCAAAGGGTTTTCTTACATTACAAACACAACATATTTTATGTTGTTCTTTTATATCTAATTCTATTTGTTCTTTGCTACGTTTTATTTTAGGCATCTTATCCTCCAAAAGATACCACTATTATACCACATATTAATGGATTTGTCAAGTGTTTTCCATTAACTCAATGACAGTCGGCCCAACAAGTACCAATCTTGTATTCCGCATCCACTGGACAACGAAATTCTAGGATCTTACCTGCTTCGTTAGCAGCTAAGACAACAAGTTTTCCTACTTCTTCTCCGTACTGTTCAGGAGTCTCGATCTGTACCTCATCGTGAACCCATGCTACCTGCTTGTACGGAATCTTTGCTGCTCTTAATTTCTTACTGATTTGAATAAGCCATACTTTGCTGATAACAGCTCCCGCCCCTTGTAGTAACGTATTGAGTGCGGCATGAGATGACCTAACTTGAAGTCGATAACCCCCAAGCCCAGGTAACGCCCCTTTCTCAGCAAAACGCTCCACTTTCTCTTTGAGGCGACGATAGGCAGGTACTGCTTGCTGGAAATTAGCAATAATACGTTCCCCTTCTTTGGCACTAACACCCACAATCGTTCCAACTTTGGAAGCGGAAGCACCGTAGAGAGTGGCGTAAAGTACTGTCTTAGCGAGATCTCGTGTTTCAACCCCAAATGCTTTTTGATTTCGCGTGTGGACATCGCCGTTGATAACTTCATTTATGTAATCCTCATCATTAAGGTAATGAGCAAAGCACCGAAGTTCAATGCCAGACAGATCAGTGCCAACAAGCACGTTGCCCCGATCCACTGTCCAACAAGATCGTAGCTCTTTACCGAAGGCAGCCCGAACTGCTGGAACTTGAGCCATATTAGGACTATGATGGGTAGCTCTCCCAGTAACAGCACCAAAAGTAATAACTTTTCCATGTACTCTTCCGTCTTGTTTAACGTGCTCTAACCAACTATCTAACTGTGAAGCTCTTTTCTGAAGCAAGAGATAACGTGCAATCGGTTTTGCTTCTTCAATTTCAATTCCATCCAGAACAGATTCATCAACGATGATCTGACCTTTCTCGGTTTTCTTGGTAAATTTCCAGCCCTTCTCCATGAGTCTCTTAGCAATCTGCTGCCTCGATCCAACATTGAACTCCTCAATACTATCTTTGAGCCGTTTACCAGTTTTCTCCGAATAACGCTCGGTGATGATTGGAGGAAAGATTTGTTGTAACCCTTCCTGAATGATCGCCATTTCAGTCTTAATTTCCGCAAGGATATTCTGCGCGTAAGGTAAGTCAAGTTTAAACCCATTCCTTTCTTGTTCAGCCACAATAGCCTGTACCTTGTGTTCAATTTCTATAGTCTGTTCACTAAACTTGAACTTAGTAATATCCTGAACAAGTTGACTATACACTTTATGTGTAAGATTAACGTCCTGAATACAGTAGTCAATCATCTCGTCTGTCAGACCACCGTCAAAGTCTTCAAAGTCAATCTTAGGATAGCCCATAGACAGACCCCATGCTGCTAGACTGTGACCACCTTCGCGTCCAAGATCAATCATTCTAGACATCAAGAGCGTATCAAAGCATTGTGACAACTTGACCTTAGTAGCCCATACTCGATTAAGAATAGGGGCATCAAATGCTACTACATTATGTCCAACAATAACGTCACAACCAGAAAGATAAGCAGATATACCATGTGAGTCCTTCCATACCTTAACTTCTCCAGTATCTATGTCTTTAGTGACACAGCACCAGATCTTGTCATGCGCTAAGTTTGTCTCGATGTCTAATATAATTTTCATGGCATTACTATTATACCGCCTTTTAGTCGGTGTGGATACTGTTTACCACGTAAGAAACAATAATCTGTATCATCCTTGAATGAGTAGAATGCTTCATGCGTATCTGTATCTTGACAGAAATTAGTGGGAGTATATGCCACTCTTTCTGTAAGCTCTACCAGTGTTCTTGTCTCATAACCAAGAGCAAATGAAATACAAAAGAATATAACAATTACAAAGTAATTCATTTGTATGGCCTAGCACCTGATAACCTACGCATCTCTAACAAAAGCTCTCCTAGTGGTTCTATCTTTAGTGCTCTGCCACAACTAATATAAATAGGATTAAATAATCTACCTGAGTCAGATTCTTCTACAACGTCTAAGTAGTCTTCAAAGAAAGACTTCACTACTTTTTCTAATTCAGTCATATGTTCTTTTTCTTTATAACGCATTCATAAATTTGGTATTGAACTGGATAAAAAAACTTTCCATTATTTTGGATAACTGTAGTAGTTCCAATATTAATTTCAACACCGCCTTGTTCTTCACAACTTTGCCCACATCCTGTAAGAATTAGACAAATAGCAAGCAATCTCATGTATTTTTCTCTTTTATAGCTGCTTCAAGTAACCGCTCGTAACCCCAGTTATCGTCTTCTTCTCCGTTATCCAGAGAATCCATGTAGTCACCAAAGACTTCTGCAATTTCTTCATCTGTTAAAGCAACCCACTCACGCTTTGGTTCCCACCCTAGCTGCGTAGCTATTCTTGTAGCCATTGTTTTGTCTATTATTGGATCACCCACCGTTCTTCTCCTTTAGCTTGGCTTCAATGGCGCGAGTTATAATGTAAATGTAATCTTCAGCAGAAACCATTGTCTCAAATGGAGCCATATTTGCTGCATCAATAATTTCTTCATCCGTCAGCGATTGCCATTCGCGCTTTGGTGTTAGCAAGCACATACAGCCCGGCAATATGCTGCCATGTACTCCGGTAATCAACCCGCATTTTGGACATGTGTTCATGAGTTCTTCTCCTTTAGCTTGGCTTCAATCGCATTAGAAATGTCGTCAAACTTATAATGAGCTTGCTCTCGTATTTCATCTCGCTCATCATCCGTCAGCCCTACCCATTCTTTCTTTTGTATTCCCATTACTTGCGCGGACTGTGCCCAGCTTTCTGGTGGTGATTCGTTAGCATCTTGTAGCTTTATCGGCTGCGTGTAGTTCGGCTTGCCACCTGAATACGTCTTTACCGCTTGATCTGAAAACAATTTATCTCTTAATTCATTACGCTGCGCTACGATGCAAGCAGGTCTGTCGCAGTAATAACCGCAACTATGTATATCTGTGTCACTCATCTTTTATCCCCAAAGCATTTTTTAAATGCCGATCTTGTATTTCTTTAGCGATCTTAAAGTCTGCAATTAGTTCTTCTAATTCTTTAATCGTATACATCCCTTCTTCTATGTGGAATGCAGCCATCTCGTGTGTTGTGTGTTCGTACTTGCTCATTTTTTCCCCCAATCACAGCTTATGCCGCCCCTGCCGCCATTACTTGTTAGGACAACGCAACGAGTGCCATCATCCATCGTGGTAGGAATTAAATAAGTAATGTCATTGCCGGGTGTGACGTAGCTTTTCCATGATGCAGGGAAATTTTCAGCTTCGCGGTTTCCAATCTGATCCATACAACCTGCCAGCAACAACACTAAAAATAAATATTTCATAACTCCTCCCCGTTTTGTTCGGCTTGTTTGTTCATGTTGTGTAGTCCCCTTGCGCGGATAGCTTCAGCACAGTCAGCAGCAATTTTGTTAAATGCCCCCCATTCCTCACACACCTTCGCACACGCTTCGCGCTCTTCCGCTATAGCTCCATCGATAATCAAACGCACCTCTGCTTCTGTGTATTCTTTTTTAGTCATATCAGTGCCTCTCCATAAAGTTCTGGTGTAGGTTTAACTTTCTTTTCCTTAGCCTTAGTAACTAACTTCCAATCTTTCTGTAGAAACTTCTCTGCTTCAAATCTATCCCAAAACTTCCTAAACAGTTTACCTTCTTCATCGTAGACTTCGTACCTCATAAAGCCTCCTTAATCTCTAACATACGTCCAGTATCTTTGCTGTAAAGCAGTGACGCACAGTGTGGACTAGTCATGCCACTAAATCGATTCTTTAGCACAGACACGCGAGTAGTGTTTCGCTCTACTTCATCGTCTGCTTGTGCATTGCGTACCAAGCCTATCACAATGTCAGATAGCTGTGCAATAGCACCTGACCCACGTAGCTGAGACAATGACGTAGCTGCACCCTCTTCATGACCTTTGCTGTCTGGACGTTTCAAATGCGACACAGCGATCAAGCTCACCTGCGTCTCTTGTACTAACATCCTCAGTTTAGTCATCAACTCATCAATTGCTTTACGCTCATCGCCATTAGACTGAGCACTAACAACCATGCTGATATGATCAAGGAAAATGTATTTGCAGTCAGCAGCTTTGGCGAAGTACCGTATTCTGTTAACAACATTATCGATGTCAGTACTGCCGAAATTATCCCAAAAAAACAGGCGATCTGTAGCAAGTGTACGATCAAATGCATCTTTTATCTCCTCTGGTGACACCACTGTGTCAGGTAAATGTAAGGGTTTGTTTAGGTACAAAGACATAATAGATCGTGCTGTCTTGCGTACACTCTCTTCCATGAACATTAACCCAATGTTGCCTTGTGTTGTCTCAATCAAGTGCCACAGGATCTCGCGTAGGAACTGCGACTTACCTAAACCTGATCCTGCACAGACAGTGATCAACTCGGCAGGTCGAATGCCATAGGTCAACTCATTAACGCCTTGCCAAGGATACAATGCTGACGACTTCTCAATCGGTCTATTGACCTCTTCCCACAGTGTAGAACCTGCAATGATACCGTCAGGAGTCCATTGCTCTGCTGCCCACCAATCTTTGACATACTGAGCACCTGCATTGACCTTTAGGTAGTCACAAGCATCTTTAAACCCATCTTTATGCTTCAATATCTTGCACTTGCTACCGAATACTTCAGCGACCTCCTCGGCTGCTTTGCGTCCAGGTTCGTCACTGTCAAAGTCGATGACAATAGTATCGAAACTATCTAGGTACTCATAGGACGCTTTAACGTCTTTTAACGCCGCTTGAGCACCGTTGCGTACAGATACGTGCGCGTATTTGCTGCCACTCATCTGGAACCCTGCTAGTGCGTCTAGCTCACCTTCGTGAATGGTAACTGTCTTGCCACCCTTCGGGAATAACTGCTGTCCGAATAGCGTAGCTTCCCTCCACTCGCCCATCACGCTGAACTGCTTGTCTGCGACCTTGCGTACCTTGGCTGCTACCAGCTCACCACTGCTATTAGCAAAAGGATAATAATGTAACTCTTGGGTTTCATTTTGTGTGACATTATAAAATCTACAGGTATCAGTAACAATATTTCTATCGCTGATCTGTTTGTAATTGCTCGGTATGTTTAACATTTTCTTAGGTTCCTTGGTTGTGCTTTCGACATCACTATCTCCTCGCGTATATGCGTGACAGACATGACAATACTCATGACCATCATCATAGAGCGAATTACCATCACTTGATCCACATTTCTCACAGGCAATGTGCCTTAAAAATTTACTAGACATAATTTTCCTCGTGTGATACCCTCTACTACATAGTAAACAACATAGTTAAACTATAATATAAATTATTATTATAATTAACTATATTGTTTACTACTTAGTGTCAAAGTTCATCATAGTTGTCATTCTCATCATTACCATCCGTCTCGTACATATCGTTAGCTGTTGCTAAATCGATCCTATCTTTGTACGTCAGATCATCTTTGATTGTCTTAAAGCAATTGTTACACAAATCATAATACTGATTGGTTATTAACGACTTTCTTGTTGACTCATAATCAGTCAATGCTACGTCACAGGCTGCACAGCGCATACTAGCTCCCGAATAAACACCCGATTAAACCCGATTAGAGCACCCTAGAAGCGATTTTCTGCCGTTCATTGTAGTCTTGTAGGTCATAGTAGTCTTTAAACGCCTCAGCGAGCTTTCTGAAGGTTTTCATGTTCGATTCAGAATGTTCACCTTCGTACAGGATATACGGTATGCCACCGCGATCCAGGATTGTTTTCAATTCAGCATCAGTCATCTTTGTTGCTCCATATATAAAAAATAGTAGTTAAAATAATAATAGTACTTGCTACCCCGAAACATATTCCAGATAGTATAAAAATTATATCACTCATTGATTTGCTCCACTTGTCTTTTTCGCCATAGGCTATTGTTTGTAATTGCTTTCTGTTTGTCTCGATACCTAGCTGCTCGTTCTGCTGCCGATAGCGACTTTCTCGGCTTATCCTTTCCCTTCCCTAGCTTGTATATCGGCGTAGTTTCCCTGCCCTTCGTGTCCTTGTCCCATGCGTACACGTATACGACTTTGTGCTCGCGTAGGCATCGCATGAGAGACTGCACTGTCACGCTATGCAATCCTGCGACCTCAGCTAGTTCATGTGCTGAGGCTTCGTGCTCCAGCAAGTGAGCGAATATGTGCGCGTATGCGTCTTGATTAACTTTCATTTGATTCTAATCTTCCATTTGTAGGTTTTTTCTAGCTCTCTGGCAACGTCATAGAGCATCTCGACTTTCTCGTCAGGATTTAGCTCTTCCCAGTCACTCATATTGCATTGTGACGCGATCAGTAGCTCTTGGAATTCGCTGACATCTTTGAATGACTCCTGCACCTTCACAGAGTCGAAATTAAATTTAATTTGCTCTGCACAGACTTCTGCGTATGTATACATATTACACCTCAAAATGATATTTTTTTTGCATCTCACCGTATGCTGCATCGAAATAGCGATCATACAATTTGTTAATGATTTGCTTATCACCATCGCGTAGCATCAAGTCTACGACCTGATCCAGGCTTTTGTACAGATTAGCTTGATCGTACAGAGACAATACGTCCTCAGATTCCATTTTATACATTATTCCTCCCAGTGCATTGTTGACAACACCATATACTTCGCGTACTCGAGTTTCCCTAGCATATCGCTGACACTCATTGTGCTCGCGTACAGGCGTATCTCATCATCTTTAAAACCTATGACAATAGCGTCTTCGTGCTCATCGTCAATCAGTGCTTGCATTGCTGCTAGT